GAAATAAGTGCAACTAAAATACGTGAACAAATGAGAGAAGAAGGAAAATTATAATGGCAGACGACCACAGCATGGCAACAGCATATCATTTAATTAAAAACATCACACAATGGCACCATGATAGAAACCTTATTGACGGAGCAACAGACAAAGATCAGTTAGCAAAACTTATCCAAGAGATGGGCGAACTAAGTGATAATATCTGTAAAGGTAAAGATGTAGCAGATGATATTGGTGATATGATTGTTGTACTAATTAACATAGCAGAAAGAAACGGTCTTACAATTGAAGACTGTTTAGAACAAGCATGGAATGATATCAAAGACCGTAAAGGCACAATGGTTGATGGTATCTTTGTAAAAGAAGGAGATTTATGACATACGAATTTACAAGTGAGAGTGTATCAGAAGGACACCCAGACAAAATAGCAGACCAAATATCAGATAGAATTGCTGATTATATTATAGCAGGCAACAGCAGTCATAGAGCGGCGGTTGAAACATTAGTAACTACAAATATGGTTACAGTTGCAGGCGAATATAAAAGTTCTGTACCAATTAACAAAGAACACATTGAAGAAATTATTAGAGGTACAGTTAGAGAAATTGGCTATGAGCAAGATGGTTTTCATTGGGAAAACTTAAAAATTTATAATGAATTACATGGCCAGTCACCTGATATAGCATTAGGCACAGATGACTTTGGTGCAGGTGACCAAGGACTTATGTTTGGATATGCCTGCAAAGAAACACCAACATATATGCCAAGTGCAATATATTACAGTCACAAAATATTACAATACTTAGCAAGTGAAAGACGCATATCATATTCATGGTTAGGTCCTGACAGCAAGGCGCAAGTAACAATGGAATATGACGAAGTTAATCATCCTGTAAGAGTTAGTAGAGTTGTTTGTAGTAGTCAGCACACAGAAGAGTTCAGTTTAAATGCTGTACAAGACGGCATAAAAGAATTAGTAATTAAAGCATTAGAAGAAGCAAATGCACCTATTGATGACGAAACCGAATACCTAATAAATCCAACAGGCAAATTTGTTATTGGAGGTCCAGATGGAGATACTGGACTTACTGGTAGAAAAATTATAGTAGACACTTATGGTGGATATGCTCCACATGGTGGCGGTGCGTTTTCAGGTAAAGATTGCACTAAAGTTGATAGATCAGCGGCATACATGACTAGATATTTGGCAAAGAATATGGTAGCAAGTGGCAAAGCAGATAACTGTACAGTACAACTAAGTTATGCTATTGGTGTCAAAGAACCAACTAGTTTGTATGTTTATGCTGACGGCAAGGTCAGGCCTGACTTGGCAGACGAACTTAGAGAAAAGGTTGACTTAACACCAAAAGGTATTATAGATAGATTCAATTTGTTTAATATTAAATTAGCAGACACAACAAACTATGGACACTTTGGTAATACATCGATGCCATGGGAACAAATTGATTTATTTTAATGAAAGAGTTTTGGCAAGATCTAAAACAAGCAATTAGGACAGTACCTGACTTTCCTATACCTGGAATACAATTTAGAGACATCACAAGCCTCATAGAAAATCCATTAGCATTTAACAAAGCACTAGTAGACTTAACAACCTTATCTTTTAAAGCAACAAAAATAGTTGGTATAGAAAGTAGAGGTTTTGTGTTTGGTGCCCCAATTGCCAGAGACTTAGACTTACCTTTTATCATGGCAAGAAAGCCAGGTAAATTACCCAACGAAACATACAAAAAAGATTTTGATTTAGAATACGGCAGTACAAGTTTAGAAATTCAAAAAAATACAGAGTTCGTAGAAACTGATAAAGTTGTTATCATGGACGACTTAATAGCAACAGGCGGTACAGCAATAGCATGTGCTGATTTAATACATGAAAATTTTAATGTGCCAAAAGAAAATATCACAGTATTGGCAGTAATAGACTTGACAGACTTAGGTGGATTTGCTAAAATAACTGAACAAGGATACAACGCCGGTGCCCTTATAGAATACGAAGGTGAATAATGGCAAAGAAACCGCTACTACAAATAAAAGATATAATGTCTGCTGTAGATCGCAAAGACTACAACTACTATACTAATCTTACAGACGAACAACGCAAAAGTTTAAACTTGTGGATGACTCAGCGATATGCTAGTAGTGTACAAGGTAAATTTGCAGGTCACTATCTAGTAATGATAAATGAATTTATGAATACTAACTGGAGTGACGTAAGTAAGCATCCAGAACTGCAATGGAAGTTGATGTGTTTAGCAGGAGTGGGCAAAAGTCAATTTCATCCATTTGTAAAAGTCCCCAAAGCAAAAAGAAAAAAAGATAAAGTAGAAGAATTAGTTAGAGAAATTTTTCCACTTGCAAAGAATGATGAAGTGGAATTATTGCTAAGTATTAATACAAAAGAAGATTTGAAAGTGTTAGCAGAAGTTAATGGCTTAGATGACAAAGAAATAAAGGAAATATTTAAGTGAGCCTGACATGTGCATATTGCAAAAAGACATTTATGAGCGAAAGAACTTTAAGTGCTCATATGTGTGTACAGAAAAGACGCCACACAGACAAAGACTTAACACATGTAAGATTGGCATTTAGAACATTCCAAAAGTTTTATGAAATAAACATGCACAATGCAAAAACTAAAACATATGATGAGTTTGCAGACAGCAAATATTATCAAGGATTTGTTAAGTTTGGTAGAAAGATGGTTAAAGAAGATTTATTAGAACCTGAAAACTATGCAGAGCACTTGATTAGAGAAAGTGTAAAATTAGCAGACTGGACAAAAGATGCTACATATGATGTATATCTAAAACAATTAATTAAAAAGGAACCAGCACAACGAGGTATCGAAAGAAGTGTAAAATGTATGCAGGCGTGGGCAGAAGAAAAAGGCGAAGACTGGTCAGATTATTTTAGAAAGGTATCTCCACAACTAGCAGTTTATCATATTAGAGGCGGCAAAATTACGCCATGGTTTTTATTTTTAAGTGAAAGCGGTCAAGATCTGTGGAGTAATTTTAACAGCGAACAAGTTGAACTAATAAAAGATATAGCAGACCCAGGGTTTTGGAGAAGAATATTTTTAAAGAACACAGAAGAAGTTAATTTAGTGCAAGACATAGCGGAGGCATCAGGCTTATGAAAAAACGAGAAGAAATGTTAGTTATAACAATGGAAGAATGTGCAGAACTTATACAAGCATGTAGTAAAATGATAAGGTTTGATGAACCATGTGATTACAAACAATTACAAGAAGAAATTGGCGATGTAATGTGTATGCTGGAAATACTTAAAGACGGTGGCCTTGTAACCGAGGAGCAAATACAAAAACGTATGGCAGTAAAAAAAGAAAAATTAATAGAGTGGAGTTTATTGTTTAGTGAAGATTGATTTTGATGTAGACATCGATATGGCTAACCGCGATAAGTTACTGTCTGTGCTTAGGCATGTCAAGGGTAGTATCAAACGTCCAGGTGGCATGGAAAAACACAACACAGGCGTTTATATACAGCCTGTGCCCCATGATCCTGTTACAGAGTTAAGTAATATTGATCATAAAGTAGCAGATGATTTAGGATACTTTAAATTAGATGTACTAAACAATAGTGTGTACAACAATATAGAATCAGAACAAGAGTTAGATAGATTATGTAATCAAGAACCAGTATGGGATTTGTTTGGTGCTAAAGAAATTGTAGAACAATTATTCCATATTAGTAATCACTATGATATTGTTAACCAACATAAACCTACAAACATTGATCAACTAGCAATGATTCTTGCAATGATTAGACCAGGCAAAAGACATTTAGTTGGTAAGACTTGGGAAGAAATTGAAAAGGATGTTTGGATTAAAGGTGACAATGAAACTTACTCCTTTAAGAAGTCCCACGCATATAGTTATGCCATGGCAATAATTGTTCAATTAAATAAGTTAGTCAGCCTTCTTGACTAATTGGATTGTTCTTCTTTTAATTCTTTTCTTAACTAGATTATGAATACTGGTCACTGGACCAAACAAAACTTCTATATCTTTGTTATTAAATGTTTTTAAACAATTTCTGAACGCTCTCATTTCATTAAATAAAAACACATCAATAGGAATTTGCCGATTACTTTCCCACCACCACGTTTCACCTAATTCTACAAATTGTTTTTTATCTTCAGGTGCTACTAGCACATTATAATCGTAGAATGATGTAACCGCATTGTCTTGATTTTGAACTATACCAAAGTATTCTTTCTCACCATAAGTAAGCATAGTAAAGAAAGGAAACTTTTCTTGTATTTCCTTTTGGTCCTGCATAACTTTATTTATACCTCTCTAGATAAATATAATAGAAGGAATGAGCATGTATGAGCAACTTAACACTATTAATGTATCAAACAAACACCCTGAATCTTGTAAAGAAGCAGGAAAATTTTTATGTGGATAACAAAAGTATGAACAGAAAAGAATTTATAGTACACAAAGGAATGGATAATATTATATACATAACTATCCAAAACCAAGATAGAAAGAAACAAAACGTTTACAACGACGAAATACAAGCGGACATAATAAAGTATTCCACTAATGAAAAAGTCCTAACACGTTTTGCAAAACCTGGTTTGAATCAAGGTACAGCAGAATTAAAATTATCAGAAGAAGATATGAATTCTCTTGTAGAAGGCCAATACAAAGTGTCATTTAAAAATGTTGCTGAAGACGGTACTAAAACTCCAATATATTCTGACTATAATAACGGTATTATTTGTACTTTAATTGTCAAGAACGATGCAAACCCTTCTCCCATACCAACACAGGTTGCAAACGTTTGGACACAAACTAAAAATACTAACAACGGCGATGTCGCAAATGTATTTACAAGTGGATCATTTGAAGGCAACCAGCATAAAAACTTTAGAGATGCAACTCATACAATAGGACTATACTCAACTACCTTTACAGGAAATGTTTTTGTAGAAGGCAGTTTAAGTTTACAAGCACCTTCAAGTGATGATTCAAATTGGGCAAGTGTGCCAGTAGTCAACAATTTAGAAAGGATTCCAATGGCAAATGTTTCCGGCCCTACTTACTATAGTTTTATTGGTAATTTTAATTATTTAAGATTTAAATATTCACCTGGTACAGGCAACTCAGGAACTTTCAGCAAGATTCTTCTCAGAAATTAAATAGCATTATGCATAAATTAAACAACGGTATTCACGCCTTTGTATTTCCTACCCGATGTGGTACACGTTGGCTGGGCCAAATATTGTTTGAGCATAAACTATTAGACTATATTGCACCTAATCATTTTTTAGATGTAAAGGAATATGACCAAAACCTACAAAACATTATGTTTGTGAGAAACCCGTTTACAAGAGAACGCAGTATATACAGATGGCGTAAAACTGTACATCCAGAACAATACGAAAATATTACATTTAGCGACTTTGTAAACAGTGATCTTTTCTATGATGAACCTACATGGACTGGCACATACCAAAATAATATAAAATTAATAGATAAGTTTGTGCATTTAGAAAACATAAGTACATTCTTAAAACAATCACTTAACCTCGATACAAAATATAGCCAAGAATACAATGAACCGGCAGACATAATAGAAGATGTAAATGCTTATACTAATGACATGAAGCAAAAAGTATTAGACAAATACAAAGACGATATAAAACTGATAGATTTTGACTTGACTTCATACATCTAATCTTGTATAATAACAGCAATGGAGCACTCTGACGCAATACAACAGGTACATGAGTTACTAATATCTCACTTGCCTCACAAACATAAAAAGACACCTGCAGGTTGGGTAACTTTTAATTGTCCTATGTGCAATGATAAAAGAGGTAGAGCAGGCGTAATTGCAACAGGTCCTAAGATTGCATACAACTGTTTTAACTGTGGTTTCTCTACAGGCTGGAGTCCTAGTAAAAAGATTGGTAAAAAGTACAAAGACCTTGCAGTAAAGTTAGGTGCAACTAACGAAAGTGTAAAGAAACTTGTACTGGAACTAATGAAAATAGAAGAATTTGATAACACAACTGACGAAATTGTTGTTAATTATGAAAAGTTTAAACCAGTAGCATTGCCTAAAGTTACAGATGTAAGAGATGTTCCACATTTGCCTCATAATGTAACACATGAGAACGTAATGCTTTATGCTAAAGAGAGAAAATTGTTAGAAACAAATTATGATCTGTTTATATGTGATGACTTTATGTTGAAGAACAGACTGATAATACCATTTTACTATAACCAAGAAGTAGTAGGGTATGTAGGAAGGCACATAAACCCGCCTACAAAAGAAACTCCTAAGTATATAAACAACAGTCAAGCAGGGTATGTGTTTAATATAGACAAATACATATACTCAGATAGAGAAATTGTGGTAGTAACAGAAGGTGTTATAGATGCTATCCTAATAGATGGTGTTAGTGTGTTAGGTAATACCATGAACGAAAGGCAGATACAACAGATAAATTCGTTAAATAAAAGAGTAATACTTTGTCCTGACAGAGATGCACCGGGCAAAGACTTAATTAGGCAGGCCGCTGAACTAGGGTGGGAAGTAAGTTTCCCGCCTTGGCACACAGACATCAAAGATGTTGGTGATGCGGTTACCAAGTATGGCAGACTTTTAACATTATCTAGTATAATTAAATATGCTGTCGCAAATAAAATTAAAATTGAAGTGCAGAGCAAAATGTTATGAGTGATATAAAAGACTACGGCGAAGATATACAAGAACTGTTTCTAAGATTCTTAGTTACAGATCCTGATGTATTCGTAAGGGTAAACAATATCGTTGAGCCTTACATGTTTAATAGAAAATACAGAGAAGCAGTAGAGTTTTTAAAAGACCATGCTAACAAATATGCTAGTATTCCGACACTAGAACAACTAGAAGCAGTGAACGGCATAGAATTAAAGCCAGTCGAAGATGTACATGACAGTCATATGAATTGGTTTATGGATGAGTTTGAAACTTTCTGCAGACACAAAGCATTAGAAAAAGCAATACTAGACAGTACAGATTTATTAGAGCAACATGACTATGGTAGTGTTGAAGCACTTATTAAAGAAGCAAGTGGAGTTGGCTTAGTTAGTGACTTTGGGTTAGATTACTATGAAAATCCTAAAGAAAGACTACAATGGATCAAAGATCAAGCAGGTGCAATCAGCACAGGCTGGAAAAACTTTGATCAGAAACTGTATGGTGGACTAAACAGAGGCGAACTTACAGTATTTGCAGGTGGATCTGGCGCAGGAAAAAGTTTGTTCTTACAGAACTTAGGTGTAAATTGGAGTCAAGCAGGACTTAATACTGTATATTTAACTTTAGAGTTAAGCGAACAACTGACTAGTATGCGGGTTGATGCCATGGTTAGTGGGTATGCAACCAGAGATGTAATGAAAAACATGGATGATGTTCACTTAAAAGTAGTAATGAAAGGCAAAGGTGCAGGTAAATTCCGTATAAAACAGATGAGCAATGGTGTAAATGCTAACGATATTAGATCATTTATTAGAGAATATGAGATACAAACAGGCGTAAAAGTTGACGCATTATTGGTAGATTACTTAGATTTAATGATGCCAATTAGCGGAAAAGTGTCGCCAAGTGACTTGTTTATTAAAGATAAGTATGTTTCTGAGGAATTGCGTAACTTAGCAGTAGAATTAAACATACTTTTAGTTACAGCATCGCAGTTGAATAGAGGTGCTGTAGAAGAAATAGAGTTTGATCACAGTCATATTGCAGGTGGTATTAGTAAAATACAAACAGCAGATAATGTTGTGGGTATATTTACAAGTAATGCTATGCGAGAACGTGGTAGATATCAAATACAGTTTATGAAAACACGTTCTAGTAGTGGTGTTGGCAGTAAAGTAGACTTAAAATTTAGTCCTGAAACATTAAGAATTGAAGATCTAGAAGAAGATGAAGAAGCATACGATACAATTAATACAATAACAATGACTGAAACATTAAAACGTTCATCAGCAATAAGAGACGACGAAAACTCCACAAATGAAAGTGTAGACATTGTTCAACAAGGTTTGGAACTAAGGAATCTCCTCAAGAAGAAGTAAAATAGATAAATATGCTTAAACGGAGATAGAATGTCCTTAAATCACAGATCAATTTTAGAAGAATTAAATTCAATAGTCTCAGAACGAGACAAGTTAAATGTTATAGAATCTAGAGGTAATCATATTATCAAAAGTGCTCTTAACTTGATTGAATTAATTCAAGAAAACTTCGACGAAAACGAAGCATTAGACCTACAAAGACGTCTAATCAATTCTATTAAAGGCAACAGGCCTGAAAGATTTGTGAAAGGCGTACAGATTATCAAAGAATCAAGGTCTAAAACAAATGAAGATAACTGAAGTATTACTAGAAAAACAAGATAAAAGCAAGTCAGCAAACAGAATAGCCGCATTAGATAAGGACGGCGATAAAGTTCTATGGAAGGATGTCTTAAAAGATCCTACAAAAGCACATGCCGAGATAGAAGTAGACGGTATAGACTATAAACTTTATGTTGATGATGTTGATAATAATATGTATGTATTTGATCCAAGTAGAGGATTATTTGTTAGAGCAGACCAAAACTTTGTAAGAAGAGCATTTGGTAAAAACCTAAGTGCTAGATTATCCCCAAATAGAGATCGAAAGTTTGGAGACAAGGTAAGAGCATACTTTGATAAAAATGATG